TATTCTGATGTGACTAGAATCTCAGTGTCCGGAAATGTAGCTACGGCAGTTCCAATTAAAGACATGAAAAAATATAATGAGATGAAGAAAGAACATGCTGGACCCACAGGATAAAATTTTTGTATTAATATTTAGTGGCTTTACATTTATCGTAGTCCTAAGTCTATATATGTTATTTTTTGTAGTATGAAAAAGACAATAAAACTAAAGAAGAAATATAAATATATCAGTGGGACACAGATCACGGACCAAGGATCACGGATCTACGATATAAATGGTACTAGACTTCCGTCTGTAACTACGATATTAAGCGCTACGAAAAATCAACAATTTTTAAAAGACTGGAAGAACAAAGTCGGTGAACAAGAAGCAGAACGAATCAAGAATCTATCATCAAAGCGGGGGACTAGTATGCACAAATTCCTTGAGTCTCACATACAAGGTGTTGGCTACGATGATCTTACGCCAATCGGATGCCAGGCGAAGCCCATGGCCCAAAAAATTATTGAAGAAGGTTTGCTTCCTGTGGAAGAGTATTACGGTTCAGAAGTCACATTGTATTATCCTGGGTTATACGCTGGGTCTACTGACCTGGTTTGTAATCATAACGGTCTAGATACTATTATTGATTTTAAACAAGCGAATCGACCCAAGAGGATAGAATGGATCGATGACTATTTCTTACAAATTGCTGCATACTGCATGGCTCATGACTATGTTTATAAATCTACCATTCAACAGGGCATAATAATGGTATGTACTCCTGACCTATATTACCAAGAATTCAAGTTTCAAGCCGCTGATTTAAGGTCTTGGAAACACAAATTTCTCAAGAGACTCGACATGTTTCATGAGTTAAAGTTTGATGAGAAAGAGCAACAAAATGTCAACATTAAGGCAGAGGACTTCAAATGAAATGGCCAACCCTAGTAATAGATAATTTTTTTAATAATTTTGAAGTTGTTAAAAAATTGTCAGAAGAAGTAGAATATTTTCCTCCTGCGGATGGCAATTGGCCTGGTATGAGATCAAAACTTCTTCACGACATAAACTATCCCTTCTTTGAGATGACTTGCTCAAAAATGATAGAAGCTCTTTACCCTATGAATTACGAAAACATTAAATTTACTGCCAGGATGACGTTTCAAAAAATACCTTTCCAAGGGACTGGATTTATTCATCAAGATGATGACGAAATCTCTTCTATTATTTTTATATCCGGTAAAAACTCTGGAGGGACCAGTCTTCATGAACCCAAGACTTATCCTTATGACAGAGATGGGTATGTCCCCCTGAAATGGGATGCTTATAAAAACCCTGCTAAAATAAAAACTAAAAAATTTAAAGATGTGGTTAACAAACACAACAGCCAGTTTGATTTAAAGACTAAAGTAGTATTTAAACCTAACAGAGCTTTACTATTTGATTGTCATGAGTATCATCAAGCAGATAATTTTGGAGGAGAAAGAGTTACATTAATTACATTTTTTCAAAGTATAAAAACAAAAGATGGTACAACTTTAAAAAGTCATATATCGGAATGTAACAAACGAGGTTGAAATGAAAACTGTAACAACTAAAGGGGGAGAAAATTTAGTGAAGGAGGAGGAAATAGAATATAAAATTTACCATTGGGGTCCTTTACTATTTAAAACTCACGTAAATGATAAAGATATTAAATCTTTAAAAAAACTTTGTAATGCTGCAACAGAAAATTGGTCTAAGAATCTAGCGGGTATTATCAAGGATGAAAAGCTAATTGATAAAACTAAATATATTAATATTGTAAGACCCTATTTTAGAGCGTATCAAGATGCTTATAAAACTTGGTATGGTCTTCACCTTAAAGGAATTGAAGTCACAGCTTCATGGGTCAACTTTATGAAGAAGGGAGAATCTAATCCTCCACACATTCATCATGACTGTCACTTGTCTTCAGTATTATTTTTAGATATTCCTGATAAGATTAAGCAAGAACAAAAGAACTGGAAGGCTACCGGTAGTGGTCCGGCTGCGTTGAGTTTCTTTACAGGGAACCCACAAAATTTTCACACAAATTCATTTGAGTTTAAACCTGAGGTAGGAGACTTTTTTATTTTCCCATGGAACCTAACTCATACAGTTTCTACTTTTAGGTCTAATGTAACTAGAGTTACCGTTGCTGCTAATTTTAAAATAACAGACGATAATATTTTTGAAAAAAAGAAAGGCCAAAATGGAAAAGCAAAAACCTAGAGTCTATATAGCTATGCCCTGTTATGATACTATGAAGGTAGAGACGTGTGTATCGCTATTAAATACTTACGCAGTGCTCGCTAAGTCTGGAGTCGAATGTATCTTTAAATCTGTTAAATCTTCTCTGGTGACTCATGCGCGAAATTTACTAACGACAGGATTCNTGGCTTCAGGTTATGATTATATGTTGTTTGTTGATTCTGATGTAGAATTCTCACACGAAGCTGTATTAAGGATGTTAGTCCCTGAGAAAGATATTGTAGTAACTCCCTATCGATTAAAAGAAAATCCTTTAAAGTTTAGATATCCAGTTGAACATCTAAACCCTAATAATATAAAAATTTTACCTTTTGATTTAGTAGAGTTGAAGTCAGCTCCTGCTGGATTAATGCTAATTAAAAAAATTGTCTTTGAAAAACTGATGGACAAGCACCCTGAATTAAAAATAGAGTTTGACGATGACGCTCGAAAGAAGATGAATGCTGAAATAGGCTCGATGGAAGATGCCATCAAACGGTATATGTATAATTTTTGGGATACGACCTTTAGCTTAAAGACCGGGGAGTGGAAGGGCGAGGATCTCTCGTTCTGTGCCTTGGTCCGGGATGCGGGACTCAAGATCTACGCGAACCTAGACTCATGGACCACGCACCATGGATCATGGGGCTTTAGAGGAACGTTTGGTGATTCATTAAAAAAGAAGGAGGACAATGAAAAAGAAAAAGACACTGCATGAATACGCTAAGGAGTTTCCTAACAAAACATACCGGGAACTAGAGAAATACAGGGACGCTGATCGATGGGAAGAAGCTGAACGTATTTTGATTAAGGATGAAAACGATGGCCTTAAAGAAAAAATAGGTATTGGGCATAACCACCCACCGGAGGATGAATGAGAAAAGATGGCAACATTAAGGCGACATTATGGCACAAATTAGGCGGACATATACATAAGAGTTTCTGGAGATAAATGAGTCTTATTAAAAAAAAACATGAAAAGAAAGTGTCTTTATGTCCAAAAATAAAAAAAGATAGCAACACCAATGGTTACAATGGATTTTAGAGGACATTTTAGAGGACATTTTTTAAAAAAAGGACATTATATAATGTCCAAAGCAGTAGTGCCTCCGCGCGCGCATAAGGCTACTTAACATCAAGTGATTTATCTGGTAGAACCCTTATATGCCTAAGAGAAGAAGAAAACAAGTCGTAGCTCGTACAGCTCCCGAATTACCTTATCCTAAAGTCAGGGTGGAGTGGATTGATATCTTGAGTGACTCTGGCTGGGCAGATGATAAACAATTTGAAAGAATGACATTAGCTAAACCTGTCAATGAAGGTTGGCTATACTCTAAAGATAAAAAAGCAATTAAATTGTTTGCGTCTTTTGATCGGGAAGATGATGGCTCTTTGACTTTTGGGGATCGGACGATGATTCCGGCAGCTTGTGTGAAGAAGATGACGAAGATTTAGGTGCCTCCAGTGTTTCACCTTCAACAATCTTTGCATTTAACAGAGGTGCGTAGTCGTCTAAAATTTGTTTCATTTTTGCTTCTAATTGTTCTTCTGTCATATCCTCTAGTTTACCTGTTTTTATTATTTTGCGGTCTATATATAATCCCGCTGCTTTTCCTCTATTGGCTTCAGCATTTACTGCGCTGGAAAAACTTCCTTTCTTTAAAGCGGCTTCTCTCAACCTAGCAAGTTCAGCTACATGACCTTCGTAAGTTACTTCAAACTTCTTAAGTCTTTCTTCTTTTAGCCCACCTATATATCTTGCCACTAATGGTGACGTCCTAGGATTCATTAGTTCTGATCCTTCTTGTCTGGACCTCTTAGGAGAGTATCCGGCAAGGATAGCTGCTTCTGCTTGTGAGACAGGTCCTGATGGACCTCCGAATACTATAAATTCGGCGAATCTCATTTGCATTTCTGTTAATCTTTTTGGAACTCCCATGGTTGACAATTTAAGGTAACTATCCTATAAAGTCAATATGAAAGATGAACATGGAGAAATGTATATAGACGACGGTACTAATGGAGATCGAGCTGAGCAAGCTACTTATGAAGATGAATCGGCTAAGGCTAGACGTACTGTTACTATACCTCTTAAAGAGTATGATGAAATCAAACGTGAGGAGCATTTTATTAAAAGTCAAACTCTAATTGATATTATAGATAATATTGAAAGGTTAGTTAGAGCATTAAGAAAACATATAATAAGAAAGTGAAGAAAGGGATTTGTATAACAGCAGCTATGAAAGAGGATAGAACAACACTGAAGACAAATGATTTAGCAGGTCTGATTGAACAACATAAGAAAGAAAAGTGGGAATGGCAACAAAAAGAATCTCAATGGATAAAAGATAAGAATTTGTTAGAAGGTTCTAAAAGAATCATAGAGGAGATTTCTTCTACAGTAGTCGAGTTAAGAAAAAGAGTTAGCGAAGCTGAAGGGGAAACATCTATTGTAAAAGCAGTTGGAATGAATTCACCTGAGGTGCGTGCTCTCAAAGATAAGATTAAAGATATGGAAGGTAGATTACAAAGTGCACTAGATATTAATGATAATCATCAAAGATATAATGGTAAATTACAAACACAATTGACAGAAGTGATTGGAGATAATAAGAAGCTAGCAATACAAATTCAAGATTTATTGCCATCAGGCGGATTTGGAACAGGTAGTAGTTAATGCGAGTACAAGACATGCAACAATTTCTTACTTCCTTTACGGAAGGATCGGAAGCAGTGAGGAATGCTGTAATACTTTGTGAAGTTAATGGCACCTTGTATGATATTAGAAGAATGGAAGTGCATGAGAACTCTGCTCCTATCATTGGTTTCAAAGGTCATACTGCCCATAGATTAGTTTTAAAAACTGAAAAACCTTCTTCAATAATTCTTCCAGATAAGCTCAAACAAGACTACTAATGAACGAGGTTGTAACCTCGATAAAGACATGGGTCCAGAGGCAAAATTATATCAAAAACTTCGTAAAAAATCCAAGGGAATTATTTGGAATCGCATTGAAAACCTTAGCTCTTTGGGTACTCCTGATCTGTTGGGGTACACTACTAATGGGCACTTTTTTACTGTTGAATTAAAAGTTACAAAGGGAAACAAAATTAGATTTTCACCACATCAAATTGCGTTCCATAAAACACATCCGAACAATACATTTATCCTTGTCGAGGCCCTTGGTCAAAGGTCCTCGAAACTTTTTCAATACTTTTTGGTCCCTGGTTCACGGATCGGGGAGCTTGTAGCCTGCGGCTTGACGCCCGAGCTTGATGCTTGTGGCTTGAAGCTTGACGCCTGCTGCTTGAAACTTTCCCAGCTTGGCGCCTGACGCCTGAAGCTTGCGGCCTGTAGCCATTAGCCATGGCCCATGCTTCGTGGTACTTGGCTATTAGTTTAGATTCAGTGCTTGCCATAAATAACTCTGGCTGTGCCCCGGTCCCAACATTTCCTGCAATCGAGACATTTATTCCCCTGCTTAGACGCCGGACATGTCACCTGATTATGGTCAGTCGACACGCCGGACGTATACGGCCACCAGGTAGGAGCCACCTGTTGGTTGTTCATATGATCGGATAAAACTATTTTTAAATTCGTGGGGACCACAGCTGGATCCATCAGGGACAGGAACCGGGCCTCACGTGTTGGCAGCCAGTGTCTGGTGTCTGGTGTACGCTTGCAAACTTCGAATATATTCTTGAGATGCTGGACGCTCTGCAGGTCCCCGCTGTCATGCCACCTGAAGACAGGCTGCTTGTCAATTAATGTTACCATGGACTCTATCCATCTCGGGTCGTGGAGCTTCGCCAGCCGTCTGGATAGCGCGTCCTTCACATTGCGAAATCTATACCGGCCCTTAAGTGCATAGCACACGCTGCATGTTGAGCCCTTCACCGCTTGGAGCTTGGCGCCTGTAATACATGCGCTGGCCGGCAGGTTGAATGACGGTCCAGGCATTTTTGAAGGTGCGCTCAGGCCCCCAGAGATGAGTCTTGCTTCTTTCTTTAGCATTCTATTTTATATCTTTTAATTGTGTCAAGCTTGTGGCTTGAGGCTTGTAGCTTTTTCTTCGCTTAGTTTTTGAACGAAGCCCGGATATTCATCCTGCATATTTTCACCATATGCAGCGGCCCAGGCTTCTAGTATTTGTGCTAATGTGTACATTTTTCCTTTCTAAAAATTTAGTCTATATCATTTAATTATGTCTTTTTAATGGCGCCTGAAGCTTGACCCACTTCCCCGTCGCGCAACTTTTGTTCGCTACGACACACGCCTATAGGTCAGCGGGGAAGCGGCTCAAGCTTGAAGCTTGAAGCTTCACACTCGTTGAGGCCGGCGTGCTTTATTTTAATAGCTCGAGCGACAGGCCTACTAGCAATTAACTAGGAATGTGAAGCCTTAAACTTAATCTATAATCCTGTTCCTTTCATCCCAAAATAAGCCAGAAGGGGGAAGGCGACCGCAATAGATAAAATAATTGTTTTTAGCTCTATTGGAGCCGACCAAAATATTTGAAGTATTTCAATCATAATTTATACTGTCCTACATAATACTTGACAATAGATATGTCAAGTGCTAAAAATACTTTTTTAAACCAACTCATAAAGGAGAAATAAATGGCTAGAATAAGACTTAATCAAGAATTGCGTAATAAAATAGGAACTCGTATGAGAGTTCATATTGAACAAGAAGATACGCAAGAAAAAGAAAAGTTTTTTCAAGAGAGAGAAAACTTTAAAGGAGTACAAGATAAAACTTGGGAACTTGCGAAAGCGTGTGTTGAAAGACGCTACCCAAAAGAAGATGTTGATATGGCACATTATCTTCAAGACAAATATGAAAATGTAAATACTATTGCAAAAGATAGTTGTTTTCATTTTGGTTATATGTCTAAAAAAGAGGGCAACGAAGAAAAGTATAAGCAAGATACTTGGAGTGGCGACCACGAAGAACAAGACGACAAGTACATCACAAAACATTTTGACTTTCGTTTAAATGGCGATTTGGATAATGTTGATAGGCAAGATAGCGACAACTATCAACCACAATCAAGAGATTTTGGTTATGCTTATTTTCGTGATGAACTAAAAGCACAAGACAACTGCAATCCTGATATTACGATTGAAATGGAGGGTAAAGATAGCAACCCACATTGGACAAAGTATCAAGACGCTAATGACAAGTATCTTGGAAGTAATAGTGGTAGAGAAAATTTAACATCATATTCAAAACAATGGGATAAGGAATATGAGTTAGATTTAATTGGGCGTGAGTATTGTAGAGATAGACAAATACCAGTTTCAAAAGCAGAATTTAAAACTTTTGAAATTTGGCAACAGAAAAAAGGACAATTAATAATGGCACATTATAAATGGATAAAATCTGTGTTAAGCCAAATGAAAGAAATTAAACTTGGTTTAAAAGGTTATAGATATTTAGATGAGGCGATTGAACTTTGTACTGAACTTGGATTAAGTGTCAAAGAGGCAGAAATTATAAGAACTAACTCAACTGGGTTAGTTATTTATAATCCTAAAAATCTTGCTGATAGAATTAAGGGTATGAAAAACCTTAATATTTCAAGAGAAGATAAAATCAAGGCAAGACTACTATACAACCAACAACAATCACAACATTAAATCATTTGACTTTAACTGTTATATGTGGGATAATCCTACATATAACAGAAAGAGGATAAAATGAAAGAACTACTAAAAGACAAAACAATGTTTATGATATCTTATACCCCTCAAACTATTGGTGGCGAGGTGAATAAGGAATTAAAACGAATAACAAGACGAGGACAATGGGTAGAAAAGAAATGTAGAATTAATAAACAATTCATTCTTTACTATGACCGAGATAGAGCAAACTATAGATATGCAAGTAATAAACTTGCGCCAATTTATATTTCTATTGGTTTAAATAAACCTGAAATGAAAGTGATACATTAATGGAATTTTTGATGTTATGTATTTTAATTATCTTTGCGCTTTCTTTGGGTATAGAAATAGGCGTGGATAATGAAAGAAATAGAAATAGATATAAGGATATATATAAATGAACGATTATAATTGGTGTCATAATCCTAAATGCCATACTATTGAAACACAGTCCAGGGTTCGTGGCTCAGGCGACAGTAAAGTATTAAGGACCAGAAAAGTTCCTTTGAATAGTGAATGGAGGCGAACTAGTATCTGGGCATATTTTTGTAATCAAAATTGTTTGCACGCATTTTTGGATACATTTAAACGAGAGGTTGCAAACATAAGACCAGTTGNGCAGCCGAGCGAAACACCTATCCGAGTTGTAAAAGAAAGATATGAAAGCTATCGTTATCAATATAGTAANGGACAAAGTAACCGAGTACCATACCAGGCTACACGATTGACAATAACTAAGGGATGAAATAGGATAATAGAATGAAAGAAATAATCAACATTAAATACAATGGTAAAACATATGTTATACCAAAACCATTTAACCAATGTGATTTTAGCGCTGATCCATTAGCAATGGAAACAGTTAGCAATCCATTTAGTGGTGAGTCAATCGCAATGCCTAGATTTGCTGTCGCTATCTATGACACAATTATGGGCAGTAATCATTTAGCTGAGATGTATGACAGTAAGCACGGAACTGGTACATCTTCACTATGGAGAACTGTTCGTACTGGTTTAGATTGGTTTAGAAAATACTTCGCTAAGGAATATATGGTTCTGTTAGACTAAGCACCAATGGTCCACGCCCCTGCGGGGCGTGGACCGCGTACCCTATTCAATAGAGGTACCAAACCCAATCCCAAAAACAAACGAGACAAACGACCCATCCCCCTTTTTATAAAAAAGGGGTCCCACTACTCTAGGTTGAATTGCTTGATTTAGAGAGTCAATGCTGGTAAAAACATGTTGAACATCCTATAAGGGTGCAAAAAATTTTAAAAAATTTTTATATGAATTTAAATGTAGATATAAGTACCTTACCCGCACATATTCGAAGAACTTACAAGCAACTTCAAGTTTTACATGCTGAAAAACAAATCCAAAATAAAGCTAAAAGTGATTTTTTATCTTTTGTAAAGTGTGTATGGCCAGATTTTATTGAAGGGTCCCATCATAGACATATTTCACAAAAATTTAATGACCTTGCAGAAGGAAAAATAAGTAGATTAATCGTGAATATGCCTCCAAGGCATACAAAATCTGAATTTGCGTCTTACCTGCTGCCCGCATGGATGGTGGGCCGTAATCCAAAATTAAAAATTATAATGACCACGCACACAGGTGAACTTGCTATTAAATTTGGACGTAAAGCAAAACATTTACTTGATTCCGAGGATTATCATAAGATTTTTGAAACAAC